ACCTGAAGTGGAGAACACAGCAATATTAGACACTGCATTGACACTGACTGTGACGTTGGCGTTTTCTCCGCCAATTCTGACGTTGGAATTTCCGTTGAGAATAACATTGCCTGCATCAACTGATACCCCTGTAAGTCCAGCACCGTTTCCGTAAAATGCAACAGAGTAAACTGAATCAAATTGAGCACCATTTGCCCCCAAGCTGTACACGCCACTGACACTGGGTATGAAACTGCTGTTGGCTTGAATATTACCAATTCCATTGGCTGCCAGTACCAAGTTGTTGTTGATACCAGTAACGGTGATGGTATTGCCGGTGATTTTTACATTGGAACCAACAGGGCCAGCAGCATAAACTTCTGAGAAGTTTTGATTTACCGCATTAAACGCACTGCGTAACGGTTCGCCAGTTCCATCATTGGCTTCAGCGCCAATATCAATTATTTGTTGTGACATAGGTATTCAAGGTCCTCTGGTGTATTTACCAAAAGAACAGGAATACAATTTAGCCAATTCTGGTATAGGTCAGGTGAGCCCCTGTTTTGACCACAAGATTTGCAACACTGGTCTGAGCACGAATGGTCACATCTGTGTTGCCAGTGTGTGCAAAAGTTCCTGAAATTCGAACAGTACGCATATCAGTACCAGTCATTGATTGAGTAGTTCCTGTAGAGTCGCTGGTTGTGGAAGATGCCACTGCCCAGCTGGCAGCTGATGTGGTCTGTGTTTCTACTGTATAGTTGCAAGAGCCGTTGTCAAACAGTACAGAAAACGCTGTGGTAGTTGATCCATCAGGAGCAATAGGCATATATGCATTAAAACGATAGGCTTGATTCTCCAGTGCTGTAAACTTCAACACACCCACATTGGCCATGGTAGCTGAGTCTATTGTAAAGTCAGTGTTTTGCCACACAATGTTTTCGACGCCAATGCCAGTTCCGCTGCTGAGACCACTGATGACAACATTGGCTGCTCTTACTGTGTTTACAATCACTGCGTTGCCAGCTTGTACATTGCCAGTGGCACTGACTATGCCTTGTGTAAACAAGTTAGAACCTGTGATGTTGCCTGTGGCACTGATATCAGCATCACTCACCAGATTACCACCACGAATATTACCAGTGGCCATCATTCCTGAGGCGCCGGCTGTGACTGATCCTAGACTGATTACATTTCCTGCTGATACATTTCCAGTTACTGTGGCTAACCCTGCTGTGGCAATGTTGCCACCAGTGAGGTTGCCTGTGGCAGTGATTTGGCCTGCTGTGGCAATGTTGCCACCAGTGATGTTGCCCACAGCAACCACAGTAGAACTACCGTAAACAGTGCCTTCTACTGACAACGTGTCACCTGGTGTTCCGTTGCCTATTCCAACATTGCCAATGTTGGTCACAGTGACTTTGGGAGTGGCTGCTGCACCATTGGTTGAAGTTAAAATTTGAACGTTGGCGTTGCCTGCTGTTCCAGAAGCCACTGCTCTAATGGCTGCTGTGACTCGGGCTCCACTGCCAGAAACATCTGATGTGAACCATTCTACTGCACCAAATGTTTGGCCATCCGTGACATCTGTGTCGGTGTCTGTGAATCTAATTGTGGGCTGAGAGACGCTGGCATCTCTTGTGATCCAGACGTTACCAGCAGTGTTCAAGTTGCTGCCAGTGATATTGCCCACTGCACTTATTGTGGCTGCAGTGGTCACTGCACTCGACACATTGGCTGTTCCAGTGACATTGGCTCCTGTGGCAGTGACTACCAACACGTTGCTGGTTCCGCCCACTGAAATCAATGCATTACCGCTGGCCACTGGAATTTCAATTGATGTTGTGCCGTTGAATATACGATCACCTGAAATGTTACCGGTCAAACTGGCATTGCCACTCACTGTTAAATCACCATCAATGATGACAGTTGCAGCATTGGCTGTTAGCCCTTCAAAGGTAACAGTATCCGTTGCACCAAGGGTTTGAATTACGAGATTACCGGCAACACGCTTGTAAATAGACATTTAGAGATCCTTTGTGTTATTTATGCGGTCAAAGAAGTCTGCCATGGGCATGTGTGTAAAGTTCACAATATTACTGAGTTCAGGGATGCTGGCGGTGGTTGGACCTTGTACCCTTACAAATTGTACCCGGGAAAAGTCGTGAGCAATTGAAGTCAGTTGTCGAACCCAATTTCCAGTGTAGGTGGGCGAGGCCGAAGGTTTTTTGTAAAATTCTGTACCTGCATACACGTTGTTGAATTGTCCAGTGGGTGTTGGCCCCATATCAAACCCCACAAGATACACTCGTTGATGCCGATCTAGTGCAGCAATTGCTGTGGCAACTGGCCCTGAACTAAATCCATAATATTTTTGTGGTATTTTACGAGAGCCCAGATTGGCCATTGGTTTTCGAGTGTAATGTACATTATGTTGACTATACCCCGATTGTTGAATGTGTTTGCTGATGGGAACGTCGGTGCTGATCAAAACTGAAGGTGCAAACTCTCTAAAAATTGCATTGCAACCGTAGGTAGAACCCAGAGATGCTAACAAACTGGGGTCAATTGATTGACGGCTAACACCGTTGCCTAATACAAATGCTATGGTCATAAAAAATCCTCCCATTATGTATCTGAGAGGATTTCCAAAGTTAAATTTAATTAACTGTTGTAGTTTTCTACAATGCCTAGATCTAGTGTTCCACCAGAATTTTGTTCTGAACCATTGGCACCCCAGGTGGTAACTTCAGCACCACTCTTGGCCATTGTTCCTTCATCTGTGAAGAAGTTGGCCACAAAAGCCACATTGTCCACAGTGTCAGCAGCAGCCCACACATCACCTGTATTGGCTGACCCGCCAGTGGCTCCACCTGCAAAGTTCTGCAAGAACTTGTTGGTCAACTTGCTGATGTTGGTAGCAGTAGAATCGCCCACAGAGTAAGTGATGTTCATGTTTCCTTCGGTTAGTGACGAATCAGCTTCGCTGGACAACACACAAACACCAACTGCGTTTACACGACCTGTGCCAGTGTCAGCTAGCACGCTGGTGGCTGTAAAAACTGTGCCTACAGCAGCAGTTCCGTACAAACCATAGCTGTTCCAGTCAGTGTCACCCACTACGGTAATGCGATAAGACACGCCAGACACCAGGGCTGTGCGAGATGTAGTTCCGCCCACTAGATACTTGTGAGCACCTTTTTGACGCAAGATGTAGCCATCTTCTTCGGCAGAAATGCCTGTGATGAACACACGGCATTTGACTGTGGGAAAGGCTGCAGTATCAACTGTGTTTGAACCGCCAACTACACCAATAAATTCTGCTGAATTTAGTGTGTCTGCAGAGTTGTAAACTGGATTGGTCAACGAACCAAAGTTTGGATAACCGTTGTCTACGCCAGGATTACCTGTGGAAATGATTTTTTGAATTTTTAGAGGACGACCCATTTTGTTTCTCCTTAAAGAAGTCCGATGCAGGTTCTAGCTGCTACGCTGTGGGTGTTAAGCTCAGCATAAGCCGCACTATTGCGGACAGTGTATTTAGCAAAAAAGTCTCAACTGTGTCCCAGGCCTATTAAATACTGCATGAACTCAAACGATCTAATAGAACAAGGCAATCAACTAAGAGCACAGCAAGACCCTGAACAAGCCTTGGCTTGCTATGCACAGGCATTTGTGACAGACCCTGATTGTGCTGCTGCTTTCAACAACTATGGCAATGTCATGCGAGAACTGGGTCATCCTGCTAGAGCTATACCGTTTTTACAGCATGCGGCTGTGTTGGATCCAAAAAACATTACCACAAAATTTAATCTAGCTGTGACCTATCTGCTGAAAGGTGATTACGCACAGGGATGGCCTGCCTACGAGTCTCGATGGGAATATGAACATTTGGCCGGAACAGAGCCTAAATTTGTACAACCTCGTTGGCGCGGCGAAAATCTACAGGGTCGTACTATCTTGGTAGTGGGCGAACAAGGCCACGGGGATAATATTCAGTTTGTGCGTTTTCTTTGGAATCTACATACGCAAGGTGCTCAAGTTAAACTACAAGTCACCGACGGTCTAGTGCCGCTGCTGAGTCTAGGCGGTGTTATTAGTCAAGTGGGCAGGTATACCGACGACATGGGCGAATTTGACTACTGGGTTCCTATCATGAGCATTCCAGGCATCTTGGGTATCACTTTGGATACTTTGCCTCGAGTTCAGAGTTATCTCAATGCTGATACTGCTGCAGTACGACAGTGGCAACTGAAACTAGGACCAAAGACTCGCATGAGGGTGGGGTTCTGTTGGAGCGGTCGTCCAGATTCATGGTTGAATCAACACAAGTCAGTGCCTTTTGCAACCATGCTTGAACTGATAAAATCCACACCCGAATACGAATGGATCAATCTACAAGTGGATGCCTCAGACCAGCAAGAAGCTGAATTGGCAGCCGCAGGGGTAACTCGATATCCTGGTAGTGTTCACAACTTTGCTGATACTGCAGCACTAATGCAGAACCTGGATGTGGTAGTAGGAGTAGATACAGCAGTGAGTCATTTGGCCGGAGCCCTGGGCCGACCCACTTGGATCATGCTCAATGCTTATGCCACTGATTGGCGTTGGCTGACTGATCGAGATTCTAGCCCTTGGTACTCAACTGCTAGACTGTTCAGGCAACCCAGTCGTGGAGATTGGAACACAGTCACTAAAAAAATTGCTCAATATCTATCGTGGTTCAAAGTTTAACGTGCTATAATCAACATGTATTCAACAGAATAGTAGTTGAATACCTTACCGGTAAAATTATGACAGCTTGACCCAACCGTAGTCCACAGTGACAGTGTTGCCGGATGCGTTGTTGATTCCAAACGAGAATACGTTGGTATTGCTTACTGCAGGCTCAACATTTGATATAGCACCGGCTGTGCCTATGATCTGAGCAGGTATAGTGTTGAACATCAACACGTTGCCGCCACCTACATAGTTCCAAGCAAACTGTTGACCCAGCACAGGCACATTGGTGTTGGTCACAGTAACCAGGGCATTCCAGGCTATGATACCGTTGGGAATGTTGCCTTCAACCCACATCTGGTATGAGTTGTTACCATCCACTGTGAAACTCTGTGTGCTGTTGCCTGTGGGAACTGACCAGGATCCAGTGAATTTTGTGGGCAAGTTGGCAGCAGTTACGTTGCCTATAACACTTAAATTACCACCTGTGATGTTGCCGATACCGCCTATTACGCCATTGCCAAATGCCACATTGCCGTTGAATACATTGCCATTGACATTTCCTCCGGTAATGGAACCGGACCCGGTTGATATGTTGCCAGCAGTGATGTTGCCCGCAGCACTGATGTTGCCCGCAGCACTGATGTTGCCAGGAGCCGTTAAATTACCAGTGGTGCCAAAGGTCCAGGTCTTAGAATCATTTAGAGAATTTGCAACTATTTGTGCATCACCAATGCCGGCAGCAAGTTGAACATTTCCAGCCGGAGCATAAAATGCCGAAACATTGGCATCACTGCTGATAGAAAGATAATCAAAATTTATTCGACCAGCGGTTGGTAATGTCAGGGTGCCATCCACACTCCAGAGCCACTCTTTGAATTGTTCGTTACTACTACCGTCGCGATAGCCAATGTCCAAGACAGCACTGTTTTGTGATACATAGAAGTTTGAGTAAGTGGCTATATTTGGGGCCACGGTTACATTAGCGTTTTGCCACATCAACTGTGAATATTGATCACTCTGCATAGTGATACTTTGACTAACTGGTGCTAGTATTACGCTATTAGGGAATTGTGTAGTACCACCTGTGCCAAAGTTCCACTGTGCTGTGTTACCTACCCCATCATTACTGTTGATAACGACATTACCTGTATTTGCTAACTTGACATAGAAGTTATCACTACCTAAGAACAACTCAGTTGTATACAAGTTTCCACTTGTCAAGTGTATATGGTCACCGTCATTCGCTGTTGGATAAATCAATAACTGTTGATTGGCCGTAGTTCCACCTGTTGGTTTTAAAGCAATGGCACTACCACTAAGTCCCTGATCCGGAATGTTGGTTTCATAAACAACACTATTCAATGGCAAGGTCAAGTTACCGGCAGTGTCAAAGTTCCAGGTCTTGGTTCCACCAACATTACCGGCCTGTATGGCCACGTTGCCGCCCTGTAAAACAGCAATATTGGCTTCTTCATCTGTGCCCAAAATTAAATTGCCACCGCTGCCACCGGCTGCCACATGTATATCCGCGGCACCGGTCAAGTAAATATTTAAATATTCATTGCTGGCACCGGTTGGTTGTAGGTTTAGATTACCTGTGCCAATGACGTTGACATCATTGAATGTGACATTACCTGTGTTGGCACCTGCAGAAATACCGGTAAGCTGACTTCCGTTACCAATAAAGAAGTTACCAGAAATATTGCCAGTTGTAGATATTGGGTTAGTACCCAGAGCAGCCAAGTTGGCCACTACATTGGCGTTGCCATAGTTACCTGCTGATGAGATTGCAATCAGCGCACCTAAATTGTTGCCCACATACAGTGCAGGTGGATCTGTAGTAAGATCAGCAACAATTTCGCCAGGCCGTGCATTACCGTTGTAATTGGCCAACGTCTCTTGAGCGTTGTCCTTCATAACTGTGCGACTGATGCCAGTGATGTTGATATATGGAGGCGGTGTTGACATAGTGTTATATTTATGTTGTTGAGCCAACAAAAAAGCCCCTTGCGGGGCTTGGGTTTTTACGCTTGGTCCACAAACTTCTTGAGTTCTTCGGCTTGGCTGACTATATCCGTGGTTGACGGAAAGTCAGGCATGGTTGGGAACGGAAGACTTCCACGATTGGCATCAGTTAACTTAGCATGATACTCATTTAACTTAGCTTCGCGAGTTTGGTAAATCGGCGCTTGGAGGATTTCCTTGGCCAAGTTTAGAAGGTCGAGACGGATCTCGTAAGGTGTTTTGCTCATGTTTTTCTCCTGTGTATGTGTGTGTAATCCAGCCCCGCCACCATGGGGAGCCAGATTGCTACACGAGCATGTTTACTTATGTGCGGCCCAGAACCTGGCTGCAATCTCCCCAATAATTGTTTTGTATGGCCAACAAAAAAGGACCTTGCGGTCCTTTTTTGATTGCTTTGAAAAAGCCTTGCAGTGATTAGCTGAAAGACAAATTCTGTACGGCTATCTCCCCTACATAATCTCCGGCGTTGCCGAAAGACGATGCAGTGTTTGTCAACTCGATGTACCCGTAACGTGTCATGAATGACACCACTGGTTCGAATGTTGTAGGATCAAGCACAACACCGCTGCTCATCAAAGGAATGTATGGGCAGTAGAATGCTGGTGCGTCAGCTTCTGAAGAACCTTTGTAACCAACCAGAACTGGTGTAGTGTCGCTAGCATAGCTGTCAACAAACACACGCATAGAACCGTTCAAGGTACCAACAAACTTGGTGTTTGTAGGTGCTTCAAAAGTGCCTTCAGTGGTACGTGCAAATGCACTGGTAGTAGCAGATTGCAACACTGTGAGAGCAGCACTGCTGACCACAGCGTAGTTACCAGCGCCACGACGTGTACGCTGAGCAATCAAGTTAGCCACACGGTTGATCAACACTGCCAATGCGGCGTGTTCGTCACCAACGAATGTAGCTGTACCAGATACAGTAGCTTGGTTGTATGTGAACTCAGTAGCAGCAAGGCTACGCAAGCTCAACAAGATTTCTTGGTCAATTTCAGCTGTAATTTCTTGAGCCAATGCTGCCATGATTTCTGCTTCAACGTCAATACCATGCATGGCTTGTGCGTCTTGTGCAGATTCAAATGTCCAACGAGCTTGCAACTTACGAGTTTTGGCTTCGACAGCTTGCTTCAGGATCTGAACAGAAATTTGCTTACCGCCAGTGCCTTCCATGGTAGCTGTAGCAGCACCATTGTAGCTAGTGGCTGTTGCAGTGTTCTGAGGAACAGTAGAGTATGCTTGAGCAATCTTGAATGGACTCAATGCTTCTTCACCAGCTGTGACGCTGGTTTGAGCTGCTGAGTTGTCAGTCAAGCTTTGAGCATAACGCACACGCAGGGTGTGAATCTGACCAACTGGACCTGTCATGGGCTGAACGCCAACCAACTCGTTAGCAATAACGGTGGGCATAACACGACGAATCACTGGCAGAATAACACGATTCAATGTAGCAATGTTACCTGCTGCAGTAGAACCTGCACTTGCATTTTCTTTCAAATAGCGACGAGTGTTTTCAAGGATAACACCCATGCTGTTGCGCTTGGTACCGTTTAGACCTTCGAGCAATGCTTCTTTGGTCTCGCCCCAGCGGCTTTCTAATAGTTCTTGTGACATTTAAGTCTCCTATAAAATTAATTATAACCCTGCCAGGCGCTTGAGGTCAATCACGTTGCTTTTGGCTTCGCGGTCTTCCTGCTGACTACTTGGAACAGATTTATCTCCAGTAACTTCGGTAACCGATTCTGTAATCACCTTGGCGGATCTCACAGTACGATCTTCCAACACTGCTGGTAGATACTTTTCGAAGGCGTTTTTCAAACGGGATGTTTGTACGCTCTCCAGTAAATTACGCATGACATCTTGTTTTTCCCGGTTTAAAGGGGCCAACAGCATTTCCATTGTGCTTTCACGCTCATTGGATTCTTTGATCATACGTATTTCACGTTCTTTGGACTCAACAACGACTCGAGCTCGTTGAGTGAGTTTGATGGCTTCTGACAACTGCTTGTCTTTGTGTTGCAGCAGACTATGCAGCTTGCGAACTTCAGCATTCTCATTGAGATGAGTTGCACCAAATTCAGCAGCATACGCTTCAAAGATTCTGCGACCAAAGTTATTCTCACGAGCAACTTTGATATCTTCTTGCAATTGTGTCAGTTCGGCCTTAAGATGACGGCTAACAGCCTGGCTCATTTTCTCAGCACTTTCTTTTACGAAACGTGCTTTGAGAGTTTCAAGCTTGCTACGTGCTTCGCGAACCAAACGTACTTTGGTTTCAACTACATCACGCTTGTCTTGAGCAAATTCTTGAATTTCACGAGCTAAAGCATGCACCATGAAGTTCTCAAGTTTTTCGAGTCCTTCGGCATGCATTTTACGGTCCTTGCGCAGTTCGCTAATTTCTTCAGCAAGTTTGGTTACCATAAAGTTGTTAAACTTAGTGGCACTTTCTTTCATCTTGCTTTGGAATTTCACGCGGTCTTCAACAAGAGCTTGCTTTTCAGCGGCCACTTGTTGAAGTTCTGCCTGGAGTCCTTCTGTTACCATCTTGTCTAGGGCTTCAACCATGACTGTTTTGTCGTGCTCATAGCGTTGCGCAAACTCTTCACGAAGTTCTGCACGGGCTTGTTCACGAGCTTCACTTAGCTTGGCTTCCCAAGCTTCGGTGATCTCTGTACGAGTTTCCTCGGTGATCAAGTCGCTATCTAGCAATGGTTTGATTGCATCTAACATTAGTAGATTCTCCTTAGATTTTCAGATCCTTGATCAGACGAATTACTTCGCTTTTCAAGTACTTCTGCACTTTGTTGTCCTGACCAGCATCTTTGGCAATCTCCAGTAATCTGTGACCATATTTCATGTTCATCATACCTTCGTAGATTGCTTTAGGATAAGCATTTGGTGCGCTGGGTTGGGCAACCACATCTATAGTAACTATTTCAAAGTCACTTACATGTCCTGTTCTGTCGTCAACGTTGCCGCTTCCGCGGCTTGACACTCCGAGTTTGACCCCGGATTGTAGCAATGTCTTGATTAATTCTCCCATGGGAGTGGGAAGAATTCTAAGTTTGCCGTGTCCTGCATCACCGTCCATCCACATTCCGTCAACACTATGGCAAACACGATCAAGATTAATTTTTAAATCATCTGGATGGTCCACTTCACCTAAGACTGAGTTACCTTCTTTGATCTGTTGGTTGATAGTGTTGACTGCACGAGTAATTTCGTGCAAGGGATATATTCGGTCGTTGGCGTTGCGTTTATTACCTTCAATACAAATACCTTTGAGATAAAGGTTCTTACCCCCGCTGACATCAGATTCTTCAAGAACCTGAATGTTAGCTTGGTGAAAGGTAAGTTGTTCTTTTAGGTAAGTCATTTTTAGTTGTGCTTGCCTGGCACAATCGACTTGTTGTTTACGTTGCCTTCTTGGCCTGTTTTAGGTTTAGCAGCAGCACTGGGTTTTTGTGTGCTTTGAGCAGGAGTATTACCTACTTTGCCAATAAGATCTTTGGTTGTCGGAGCAGGGCGGCCATGCGCTTCAGCTCCGGTGGTGCTTACAGGCTTGACTGTGCTGCCAATTGGACCTTTTGCACCAGCGTTGGCGGCCACTGTAGACTTCTTGTTGATGCCGCCTTCTTCAGAAGTCACTGGCTTTGGGGCTGCTTTAAGACTCACGTTTTCCATCATACCCAGACCCATCTCTGGCATCATTTCTTCTGTATCGTCCATTTCGATTGCATCGCCGCCTTCGTCGGGACCAAAGCCGTCACCATCGCCCATGCTGTCATCGCTGCCCATGAGGTCTTCAAATTCGGCCATGAGTTCGTCTAGTTTGTCTTCTAGATCCATCACACGATCTTCAAGATTTTCGTCGCTGCCCATGTCATCCATGTCGTCCATGTCGTCCATGTCGTCTTCGCCGTCGACTTCAACGTCAAGTTCTTCATCGTCGCCTTCAGCTTCCATGCTCATGTCGTCTTGTTCTTCAGCTTCAACATCATCGATTAGATCGTCAGCAGCGTCACCGCCCATGTCACCTTCTTCAAGCTCTTCTTCAGCTTTGGCTTCTTCAAGCTCTTCTTCAGCCATCAGGCTTTCGTAAATCTCGCGGCTTTTGCCCACAACGATGTCATGGAAAAGTGCGCGAGCTTTTTGCTCGTCATCATTGATCACGTATTCGATCAATTGTTCAAATTTGTTCATACGGAAACTCCTATTAGGTAAAGTGTAATGTTATTTACACAGGAGTTGAAAAGTTAGTGCTTTTAGATGCAAAAACGACGATAAATTGCCAAGTTTGGCAATTTTTACACAACAGGTTGTGCAGGGGGTGCATACTGCTGACGCACCAGTTTGAGTTTTTCTTTGTATTCGACCTGACGAATATCATTCATCTTTCGAAGTTTATTGAGCTGCTGCAAAGTCAGATGAGTTTTACGCAGATCACCCAGTTGTGGCTGACTGTTGTCTTGTTTTACGTCCTGATATGCTTCAGGTTCTTTATTGAAAAATTCTTGCAGTATCATACAGTTATTTATGCTGCTGGGGGTCCGCCAGCAGGCACAGCGCCAGGTGCCGGAGCCTGCCCTGGAGCTGCTACCGGTGCTCCTATATCAAGTCCGCTGGCTGGTTCCATAGCAGCAATTTCTTCACCAGTTCCGATATCAGTTTCCATATTGCCAGGGCTAATGCCCACACTGCGCAGATCTTGCCCTTGAGTTGGCTGGCTTTCAGGATTGTCACGTTCTTCACGCCAGAGTTTTTCGTTTTTCTGTATTTCTTCTTCAGACAGTCCCAAGAAACGCTCTAGCAAAAAACGTTTTGACATATAGGGCAAAGGCTCTAGGCCTTGAAATGCTTGAATTCTGGTGTTGTCTAGTTCGCTTTGTCGATAGCTGGCAAAGTTCTGTGGTGGATTGAATCCCAGACTAAACAGACCAGAATCAATATTGAATCCTCTCCACTTCAAAAACATCTTGAATTCGTCGTCTAACTTTTGTGCTATAAGTGCTTGTAGTCGTTCGCAATATTGGTTAAATCTGTACTCTTGAATCAAGGCTGTGCCTACTTTGCCGTCGCTGGTCACACGGTCTGAGTCGTCAGGGCCTGTGGGCAAGTAGCTCGACGGCACACGCAGCCCACGAGCCATTTTGTTGTTGAAGTATTTCAAGTCGTCAATTTCACCCAGGTTTTGTCCTCCGGGCAATGTTTCTACACTGCTGCCACGGCCGTCTTGACCTTGTGGAAAGAAGTAATCTTCATTGATACTCAGTGGGTTATAGCTGCTGTCCATCATGTTGTTGCCGCCACCAGATGTGGTAGGAATACGTCGCTGATGCATTTCATTTTTCACACGTTCCACAAAAGCCATGGCCAAGTGTGATGGCATGTTGCCCACGTCAATTTTGAAGATTCTGCGTTCTGGAGCACGTTGCACACGATAGATCAACACAGCATCTTCCAGCAGTTGTTTCTGCTTGTAGACCATAAAAATCTGTTCCAGCACACTGCGACCAAATGGCCAAAACACATCCAGGCCTTCGTTAAGACTCATGTGCACCACGTGCTTGGCATCCAAGCACACTTCGTTTTGTGCCTGTGTAAATCTGCTGTTGCCCACGCCGCCGCCTGAACCACCATTGGGCATGGTATAGTTAGACGCGCCTGTGATGCTGCCTGTGGTGGGGTTGGTCATGTAGTCTGTGGTGGTTTTTGCTGCCACAGTCATGTTTTGAAAGTTGGGGTTGATGTCACGGATCACATACTGCTCGGGTCTCTTGCCTTCTGACTCGTTCACAATCACACGGGCAACCTTGCTCATGTCTACCCACATCATTTCAAATGTTTCTGGATCGCGCACAAAAATTTGATCACCGTATTTGATGGTGTTACGGAACAGTTTGAACGCACGCTGGTCCAGTTTGTTTAGCTTGACCCACTGTTGCAATTGCTTTTTGACAATGCTAATCTCGTGATCAGTAGGAGTATCGTTGTATTTTACATCAAAAGGCGTGCCGTTTGATTGGTTGAGCTGTGTACTGAACTCAGCAATGATGTCCAGGCATGCATTGATTTCTGAATCCATGTCCATGTTTTCATACTGATTGTAACGCTCAATACGGTTGGGGTGTCCAGAATACACTTCTGGTAGTCGGCTGGCATAGTTACGAAACACAAAGTCTGCTTGTGCTACACTGTTGGTGCCATCATTTTTTGGATAGCCATCTAGTCCATACTGATTTTTACCTGATATAGGGCTCAGTTGTCCAGAAGTATCTGCTACTTTGAAGTACTTGCGCCATGAGCCATTGGGTTGTTTATCTGACATAGTGTGTTATTTACCGTTAGTTGGCTGCTACCTGTAACAACTTCTTCTGTAGGTCATTGCTGTTTTGTTGTTCTTTGACCAGCTGGCTCAACAAGGACAACTGTGTGTCCTGTGCTGCTGAATTGGTATTGCTGGTATTGATAGTTTTTACTGCGTCTAGCATGACATTCTTGAACTCAGCTGCCATTTGAGCAATAGAAGAAGTTGAATCGTTTGTGGATTTAATTTCTTGGATTTGTTGTCCAATTTCTTTACCAATTTCTGGAATCATTTTGGAAGTGATTTCTGCAATGCTCATGTTGTAGTTCATGGACACTCCTGAATTCAAAATGTCTTTCCAAGTGGTAGGATCAATAATTTTTTTGGTTACATTGTTGTTGGTGTTGAGTTTTGCAGTGAGATCTTTGATGGCCGCTTGATCTGTATTTTTTGAGCCCATGCTTTTTATGTCTAAACTGACCGGCACACGACCATTTTTTAGAGGTATTACTGCTTCGGTTCCGTGTAGTTCGGCAGGATATCCTGTTGTGGGCCCTGATGCAATTCCTCCGTCGCCAAAAGAAAAATGCGGTGGATCGCCTGCTACTTTTTGTCGAAGCCCTTGATTGTTTAATGCTGATACTGCAGCAGGATCAAGATAGTTTTGTATATCAACTGCAAGCCCTTTTTCGTGCGGACTTGAGCCTGGTCTAGCAACAGGATAACCGTTTGGACCACGTCCTGGACGTCCAGCTGCCACTGTTTCATTCCATAATCTTTTCTGATCTTCAGCTGATCTTGCAGCACTGTTGATCTGAAGTTTTTTTCCTGTAACAGAAAGATAATCTTCGGCTGCTGCCAACACAGCATCTTTGACTCGAGCATCCAGCCCGTCAAATGCACCAACACTGCCTGACAGGCCAGTAAAGTCTAGTAGGTCAGCGGCTGATTTTCCAGATTTAGACTTGGCACCTTCGGATTCAGACGGGGCACCGGGACCACCTGGCGGAGTTTTTTGACTTTCTGTTTTGCCAAACAATTTTTTTGCCAGGCTTTGTCCCATGAGCATGCCTAATTTGCTGCCCATCATCATGCCTGGTGCAGCTTTGTCCAATGAGCTTGGTTTACCAGTTGCACCGCCAGACAAGGCTGTTTTGGCCTGTTTTTCTGCTTGCAACGCATCTGTTTGCCGCTGTTTGGCTATTTTGAGTTGTTCTGCCAGTAGTTGTTTATCGTACTCGCTTTTGGCTGTGATTACTTTTACTTCTAGGTCTTTTACTTCGCGATCTCGTTTTTCTCTGAGATCGGCAGCGGCTTTGGCATCTTTTTCTAGTTCAGTTTTTTCTTTAGCAGGGCCGCCAATGCCAAAGAAATTAACCAGCTGGTTTAGCTTTATAGTAGCTGATTCAACTGCTTTACCAAACTCTGCCATTATGCTGGTAACTGGTTCAACTGCATAGTTGACCATTCGTTGCATTGCCAGTGTGGTCTGTTGTTGAGATATTCTCAGCCTGGTTTGCTCTTGCTGTTCAGCATCTGCTGCTTTTTTACCAGTAACACCCTGTTCAATCTGTTCTTTTTTGACCTTGGCCAGCTGCTTTTCAATGTCGGCTTCGGCCATGCCTTTGAGTCTTAGGTCAGCTGCATAGTCGCCAAACGTTTGTCCGTACACGCCCATCTTGGCCAGTGGTGCCATAGCGTCTGCTGTGCGACCGTGTGCTTTGGCCACCAGTTGTGCACCTTGTGCTGCGCTTAGTTGTCCTGATTGAATCATCCGGGACACTCGCATGCTTTCACCTTGAGTGGCCAAATAACTTTTTTGCGCAGCTTCAGTGGTCAACATGCCAGTAGACACATCAGCAAATCCTTGTGCAGCTTCTTTGCTCTGACTGCGTAGCACTAGAAAAGTTTGTTCAAGAGATTCAGCTTCGTCGTGTTGCCCTTTGGCTCGCAGTTCAGCCAGAGTAGCAGCAAAACGTTCCTGTGATCGTATTTCTTCCCGGGCATCTTCTTGTTCTTTACGAGTCAGGCCAGTGAGTTTGGTCAGCGCATCTTGCTCGATCAAGTACTTTCTTGCACCCATGGCCAGTTCGTCAGCGGTTTTGTTCTGAGATTGACCAATCCTAGACTGCAGCTTCAGATAACCCATACCGGCTTCGTTGATCTCTTCCTGAGTCATGCCTGCATTAAACAGGCTTTCTCGGAATGGGGCCATGGCCTGACCCATGTCAGCAAACTGTTTGCGACCTTTTATTACGCTGCCGCCAAACAAGGCCAGTTCTTTGTTGCTGTCAGCAATTAGTCTGGTGTAGCCTTCAAGATCTTGAAATCCCAGTCCCAGTTTTTGAATATCGCCAAATAGACCAGACATGCCATCAGCTGCAGCACCTCCTGACTTGGATAAATCTTGAAAACCTTTGTATATGGCATCACTCTGCTCGTTGACAGTTTTGCCCAGTTTGATTACGCCGCCAGTGAGCATGGCCAGGCCGCCTACCAAAAGACCAATGGGGCCGCCCAGAGCCATTAGTGCAACGCCAAAAAGCTGTACAGCAGTTCCTGCATGCTCTACGCTGTTGTTGAATGCACTGGCTCCTTTTTTGTTGTCGTACATGGACTTGGCAGCTTCAGTGGCTGCTTTGGCCAAATGCCCCACTGCTTCGCCTGATTTTGTTATGGCTTTGGTTGCATTGTCAACACCAAACTTGGCCTTCATGTTGGCGTCAAATACTTTTTGTTGAGTATTCTTGGTTACTTCACCATACTCTATCATCTCAGCATTGACCTGCTCCATCAGCCTTGCAAGTTGTTCAGTTTCAAAATTTATGTCGGCCATGTGTTTTTACCTATAAGTAAATTATATTTATAGGTGATTTATGACCCAATCTGTTAACCCGCTGAAACAATTTTTTAGACAACCTGCAATACATTTGCGATTGCCTAGCCAAGGCGAGTTTTGGCCTGCAGGCAGTTTAAACTATCCAGCAACCAATGAAATTCCAGTTTATCCAATGACTGCCATTGACGAAATCACATATCGTACTCCTGACACGTTGTACAACGGACAAGCTGTGATCAATGTGATACAGAGTTGTGTTCCAAATATTATAGACGCCTGGCAAATGCCCACAGTGGATCTGAATGCTGTGCTAGTGGCCATCAGAATTGCCAGCTATGGTCACAATATGGAAATTGTGTCAACTTGCCCTGAGTGCAGTACAGATTCTGACTACTCATTGGATCTAAGAACAGTGTTGGACAAGCTCAAAAGTGGCGATTTCCGCCAGGAGATCAAGCACGGAGACTTGTCCATTGCGTTTCGTCCCATGACTTACGAACATCAAAACACCAGCAATCAAAACCAATTTGAACAACAAAAAAGAATTCAAGTGGTACAGGCCAGTGATTTAACCGATGCTGAAAAAATAACCGAGCTCAACAACAGCTTGCAAAAAATCACAGAGTTGACCATGGAGGCACTAAAATGGAGCATTGCATCTATTCGTACTCCGCATGCACTGGTAACCGAACCTGAACATATTCACGAGTTTATTAACAATTGTGATCGATCGTTGTTTAATACTATAAAAAATCACATTATTAATCTTCGTCAAGACAGCGAAATTGATCCGCTTGCTATGGAGTGTCCTTCGTGTCATCACAACTATCGTCAACAGTTGACTATGGATCAAACAAGTTTTTTCGCGGACGCCTCCTGACGCTGGCCGCAGCAGAAATTTCTGACATGGTTGATCAGATGGAGCAGGAGGCTGATTCAATACGTCAACAAAGTCTAAAGATGAGTTGGTACATGCGAGGCGGTGCCACATACGAAGACATCATGCAGATGAGTTTTCGAGAACGCTCAATGATAGGTGATCTAATCAAAGACAATCTTGAAACTACCAAAAACAGTAAACTACCTTTCTTTTGATGCAACTCAAACAAGTCAAACAAGACATACTTTCCTGGTCAGAAAATTTTCTTGAACAGCCGCATCCGGCCCTGGGCAACTGGAGCCCGTGTCCCTATGCCCGACGTGCCCGACTCAATCATCAAGTGTCTGTAAGAATAGGATCAGATCCGTATCATGATTTAGAAGAATTATGTCGCACAGGACTAGGCAGCTTTCAGGTGGTAATTTATGCATACGATCATACTGAATGGACTAGAGACATTTTTTCTCCGCGACTTGAAGCAGCCAACAAAGACTTTTTGTTGGCAGCTGACTTGATTGCACTAGAGGATCATCCTGACGATCTTGAAATAGTAAACGGTGTATGCATGAATCAAGGGTCCTATGCATTGTCCATGTGTCAAAATCTCAGTGATCTAAATGTCAAAGCAGATCAACTGGCACAAAAAGGATTTTATCACTCTTGGCCCGAAAAGTATCTAGAAACTTTGTTTCAACACAGGCAGGATCCGCGGCAATGAGTTATCAATTTGCAAGAGTAGATTTATCCAAAACAACATATATTCCCACAGTGTCTTGGCACTATATTACAGCACGAGATTCTGCTACTTTAACACAACTGGATGATATCTATCGATCCTACTGCAAGTACAAACGATTTGCCAGTGTTATGCCCATGTTCCGGAGTCGATACCAGGATCCAATGGCTGATGTCATTGGATACTATGATAAAAATCAACTGGTAGCCTGGAGTTTGATTCGACGCTTTGATGATCACCATGCTCTTTGTGATCAGTTTGCTTGGACCTATCATGATCCAAAAACCAGACTGGGAATCGAAACATTAAAAACTGAATGTGCAATCTATCGTGATCGCGGATTCAAGTACCTGTATCTTGAACAAGCACATTTGTACAAAAGCGAAATAGAAGGATTTGAAATCCTAGGACCACTGGAGTAAAACATGGCAGACTTATATACAATTTGGGCAGACAAAGAAGGAGACATCTCCGACATTGATTGGGTCAACGGAATGAAAAGTTTCTTTGATCATTTGGTCAGTGAGGGTCGTATGGAGACCTATAGAATCACACGTTGCAAAATGGGGTTCCGTAGCATTGCTGACATGCCCGAATGGATGATCATAATGGAGTTTCGTGACATGGGCCAAATGGACTCAGCATTCAAACGTGTAGCACCTCAAAAGGGCGAACTAGAAGCCAAACACAAAAGTTTCAATCAGTTTGTTAGTGGCAACATTCAACACGCATTGTTTCGTGATTGGCCAGATACCAACTTGGATGATTAAAGATCTCTAACGAGATCTGTTGATTTCACTGCGTTCATCAACAGAGTGTTTTCAAGAGCGAAGCGATTAAATGCTTCATGTAGATTGATCTGGTCAGACGGAACCGTTTTACATGGTTCCGTCTGAGCTTCATGTGAGTATCACCAGCCACGACTTTGGAAGTAGGTATTTTTATACACCGTATGCTACTGGGCTCTGACCTTTCCCATCCTACGTCGACATTGCAATTGCTTGCTACCTTAAACTTCGTTCCTAGTGTTTAAGTTTTTATAGCCGGTGTTTTTGTATGCTAACATTCATACTATATCAATGCGTTGGCCCTATTGTTCTAGCCTCAGACTCACTTCCAATTTTTCAGGATAGTGGGATTTACCCACGGGAGTGCATCAATATGTCACGTGTCCGGTTTATTCCCCGGTTTTTCCACAGCGGTATTGCAAACTGGCCCGCCAACCTTGGGTGTTAGTTGATTTTAAATTTTGTCTTTTATGTGTGAGCCATGTACACGTACTTGTATATGGCCGTTGTAATAATCTGTTGATTCCAATACTCGCCTTGCAAACTGTTCTCGGGCCTCAATGTAACTACATTCAGACTTGCTTTTACAATAGTAGAGTATCTCTCTGGAGAAGTTTTCGGTGCCTAAAGTGATTACGTCTGCGGTTAATTCTGGGCTTGACCCGTAGTACTCACGCCAGTCTGAGTCGACCTTGGTGCGTATCTTTTTCCGCTTTTTGATGCCGTTTTTTTGTTTTACTGTCTTGTACGTTGTTTTTGAAAATTTTGCTAATTTTTTGCCTATGTACTTGCGTCCAGATAGATTATTTGTGATTAGATAAACAAATCCCACACATTCTTCGGGCAGTGTCTCAACTGGGGTGTCTTGATAAAGCCATGTCATGTGTTTTGTTGGAAATTGCCTTTCGTGTTGTAGTTATCTACATTACCACAAACATGCATATTTTTCGTCGACCAATGAACTTTGGCATTTGGTCTGGCATTCTTGCCATTTAAACGACTGAAATTCTGTGGTCCAAAAATCATCTGCTAGTACGTCTGTTAGTGTTCGTGTGTTTAAATTGAAGTTTTCTGCTATTTGCTGCCAGTCTGAATTGTGATTGTATCTATTGGCCACCCAACAGCAGGGAAATAATCTGCCCCGGGCATCAATGTACAATCCTTTGTTGCCTATTTCGCATAACGGTGTTACTCCGTTACGACTTTTGGTTTGATTGAATAATTTTTTGTTGGTCAGTGGAATTGTTTGCCATGCACCTGCGCCAGTCAATGCAACTGAGTCTCGTTCAAAACGATGAGAACTGCTGACAAATTTAACACTGGGTTGTAGTGGGTCGTCTAGACCATACAACGGATACACGCTGCCAAACTTTGTGCTCTTAGTCAACTGAAAGAGATCAACTCCCAGGTGTTGAGCAAACTTCTGCATAGAGTCAAGTTGGTCTTGGTTGAATTTAAATGCAATGGCAGCCCAGATTATCTTGCACGGACTTGCGGTTCGCAACGTTTGTAATCCTGCAATGATACTGTCCCAGTCACTGTTTACACGATACAAGTTGTTGCTGGCATGGTCATAACCGTCAATGCTAAAATGCACACTGTCGTTGGCATCCAACAATTGGCCTAGTTCAGTCCACCACGTTAATTTTTTGTAACTACCATTGGTAACAATCACAATCTCAATGGGTTTGATATCTTTGAGATACTGGATCACAGGGATCAAGTCATGTGCATAAATGGGATCACCGTCGTCGCCACAGAATGTGATCTTTTCTACATTTGCTTTCACAAATTCAGGAGTGAAATTGCGCTTGAAAAATTCCAAGTCTAGTTCAGTATTCACAAGACTATCAGGCACTTCTTGACGAGCACATCTTGGGCACTTCAAAGTGCATTTGCTGGAAACTTCAATGTGAAAATGCCAGGTCGCTAGCATAGCTGCTCCTCAACACGCCATTGATTCTTAAACACTGTGCCAGCTCCTGATATTGAACAAGATTTTTTACATACCGGATGCGGGCTGTTGGTGTTCCAGGTAACTGCAACTTGTTCAAGTTGCGTAATATGAGTATTGTAATCTCCTAACCAACAACAAGGTTTAACTTGTCCCCGAGCATCAATATACAAACTTTTTTCAATCAGTGCATGACAGTCAATGATATTGTTATTGCCAGTGAGTGTGATCAACGAATCAACTGGAAGTATCGACGGAGCTGCTAGCCCGTTGATAAAAGGTCTCTTGCTTACCTTTGCACGAAACCAACTGAACTTCATTTCTTTGGCCAAATTCTTGCAATGGTCAATTTGATGCTCGTTGTGTTGATATACCAACATATCCCAGTGTGCTGATCCACCTGCATTAACAAATGCCTGAACATTTTGCATTATTTTTTTCCACGATACATTTTTTCTATACATGTGATTGGTGTCTTCAAGACCGTCAATGCTAAAAACAACATAATCCCCAGGTTGATTGAATGTGTTGGCCAGTTGCTCCCACCATTGTTGATTTTGCAACCCTCCGTTGGTATTCATGCCCAGTGTGACAGTTGAATTAATTTGTCTAAATTTTTGATAGATATCTAATGTATGTTTGCCAGCAGCAGGATCACCATAAATTCCGCACATGAACATTTTGTCCAGCTGTTTGATTTTTTCTTGATCAAATACATTGAGAATTTGTTCCATACTCAAATGAGTAGCCAAATTTTTGTTGAATTCTTTGTCCGTTTCTCTTAGACACAACGAACAAGCAGCTTGACACACGTCAGTTGGTTCTAGATGCAGTACTTTTATGTCACGCACGATCTACATCCGTATTGTAGCTAGTAAAACCGTTTTCTTTGACCACTCGCATGATGTTTTCCACACGTCCTGCTAGCTCATCACGGTGACTCACAAGCCAAACGCTTTTGTGGCGTTCGCGGCTCATTTGTTTGAGAATGGCCAAACTGCTTTCCATACCCGCAGTGTCTAGACCCGAATCAATCAGTTCGTCAATAAACAACAAGTTGATGGGTTGATACAGGCTTTCAAACACATCTCGAAATGCCCAACTCATAGAAAGAATCAGTCTATTACGTTCACCGCGGCTGAGATTGTCAAAGTCTAGTTCACGACCCAGTTCTTCAATCAGCACCGTAAGGTCGTTTTGGAATGTCACGGTATGTGGCAAACCAATGCGATCCAGGTAGTGTGTGAGTCTGCTGTTGAGATAACTCAAGTTTTGGTCAATGATCTTTTTGCGAATAAATGAATCTTTAGAAGTCAACAATTTGAGCAAGAACTCCTGATGGTCTTGCACCCGAACCAGTTCATTGAGCTGCTCATATGAGATTTCTTGCATGGCTGTTTGTTGCATGTCTACAATTTGTTCAGCATAAGGATCAGTTTCTGCATGCTTGTTAGTGATCTGTTGCAACAAGCTGCTGACCATGGTGGAGTGTTTGACTGCTTTGGCTTCGGTATCGTAGTGTGTGACAGGTGCTGCTCCTGGGTCTTCTGCTACAGTATCAGCCAGGTGTTCGGCATAAGGATTGACTTCTGCTTGTTTGTCTGCAATTTTTTGTTGTACGTTTTCTACTTCACTGCTGTGACGAATGGCTTCGGCTTCGGTTTGATAATGTGTTGTGGGCCGAGTGCCCAGTTCGCCTAATTTTAACAATGCGTCTGTGTTTTCTATCCACTGGCCATTGGTGGCCAAGTATTGCAATGCTGATTCTTGTAGCAATTTACGCTTGGCTTCTAACACACTTTCGTGAGCACCGTCGTGAAACTCTTGACCACAGGCATAACACTTGTGCGCTTCTAGTTCAGCAATTTCTGCCCGGAGTTTGTCAGAAGTTTTTAGTTCTCGGGCTTCGTCTGCTACACATCTTGCAATGAGTTTTTCAAGTTCAGCAATGTCCTTGGCCCGTTGATTGTATGCAGCCAAGTCTTGGTGTGCTTTGAGTTCAGCGGCAATGTCAATGTGACTGAGTTTGTTGTAACTGTCTTGCAAAGCAGCAATTTCCTTGGCTTGTGTTTGTTGCCATGCTGTTTGAAACGCCAACATTTTGACACGGGCGTCTGCTTGTTTTTTGCGTTCGGTCCAGATGGCCAAGGCCTGGTGAGCACGTAGTTCGGCATCGATGTCTACCACCACCAAATCGTCATACTGTGACACAAGATAAGCAAGATCACTGTCGTATTTTTTTTGCCACAGCACTTGCCTGCGTTTGAGACTTTCTACTTGTTCTTCAATGCGTTTGTTGGCTTCTTGCACAGCACGTACTCTAAACTCTTCTGAGGTGATGGCATCCTTGGTGGCTTTGTTGAGTTCTTTAATGCGTTCAGCACGTTCACTCAACAAAGTAATGCCCAACAACTGCTCAATAATGGTACGCTGTTCATTGGCTTTCAGACTCAAAAACGGTTCAGTGTAAGTGTTCAACGCCAAGATATGTTTGAACATGTCGTGACTCATGCCCAACAAACGCTCAATGGCTTCTTGAGTTTCGCGACTGTCTCCTTGAGCATCGTCTGTGACGCTTTTGTCTTCATTATTGACATAGAACTTCAACACGTTGGGCTTACGACCTCGTTCGATTCTGTAGTTGTGCCCGCCTGCTGAAAATTCCAGACCCACCAACATGCCCTTGTTGTTGGTTTTGTTCACAAGATTATCCTTGCGAATGTTTGAAAGAGCATTGCCATAAAGAGCATAACTCAAAGCATTGATGATTGTGGTTTTGCCCGTGCCGTTTCTACTGCCATCGCCGCCGAGGTCTAGATTTTCGCCCAGTACTAGGGTAAGGTCTTGACGATCAAAGTCAATGCCTTGTGTGGCATTGCCCACGCTCATAAAATTTCGAACAGTTAATTTTTTAATTTGAATCAAATCAAGGCTCCAATGGATTGCTCATTATAACAACAACGTTTGCAAAAGTAAAACAATTTGAGCATTATGTAGCACGGTGCTTGGTAAAATATTGATCGCGTAACTGCTTGACACGATCGGCTGCAGTCTGATCAAGTTTTTGAGCCACTGACAGTGCCAGATCAAATTGATATTCTAAACATGGCACAGTATTTTGATTGTGATGATCGTGCCATTGGTAATATTGAGAGTTTACATAGGCCATTGCTGCAGGTTCTATATCAGTATCTAAAATTGATGATAACATCAGTTTTTGATCTGCAGTCCAGGGTAGATCATACCCTTGAAATACTGTCAACACAATATTGTGTGTTCGACACCAATGATCTAGCAAAACTAATTTATTTGTTATGTCCTGCATTTCTAATCCTGGACTAGATAACCATTTGGCCCACAATTGCTTTGCAGGATGATCTAGACTGCCACTGCTGGGCCATACTCCATGTATGGTAAAGTTACGAGCAGTGTCTGGTTCAACCAACTCAGCCATGCGTTCAGCATCTACTTCTACATCAAGTTTGTCTAGACTGGTTAATTGAATCACCACATGACTGATATCTGAATAATGTATCAAATAATCAATGACTCGATTCAGTATCCATTGATTGCTCACAGCAGGACCGCCAACATCCACAATATCAGCACCCACAGTCTTGAGTATGTTGATCCAGGTTTTTTTAACTTGCCCGCCCCAACTGACTCCACAGCCACTAGTTAATATTTTTTTGTCTGACAACAACATTTTTTTTATCAAAGTGATCAATCACTACTGCCTGTGCTCGATTGGGACATTGACCACATACTGGTTCAGGAACTCCTATTGACTGAACAAATCCACCCAGGTCGCCATCTATGTCAATTGCCTGATAATTAAACCAATTTTGTTTGGTAATGTCTATGACATTGGCCACCGCAGGGCACTTGTATAATTTACCTTTGTACAGCACAGGAGTATTGGCAGCACCGCAAATTTTATGAGACTCAACAGGATCACTGTTCCAGGGCAACAATTGGTTGTTGTGCTGTTGATAAGGAACTACAAATTCTTTAAAGATACTTTTGTAAATAGAAACTGAGTCATACTGCCATTGCATCTGCTTGTGTTCCCCAGTAGACTGATGCGTACTGATGCGCCAGGCCTTGCGTTTAGATAAAATATTTTTTATTTTTTGATTCAACACCTGCTCGTGATCTTTGCGATGTACACTCACTTGAATTTCAAGTTTGCCTAGATTGAACCAGTGCTCGGCATCAAAATTGTCCAGTAGATAGCCATTGGTAATCAGTCTTATGACAGTGTCAGGCCAGACAGTTCTCACATGCTGACATATTTCTACCAATTTTGGATGTAAACAAGGTTCTCCTCCAAAAATAGCTGTTACCCCGGGAACAATCAATGTTTTCCATCGATCCAGCTCAGCAACAAGATTTTCAAAAGGTTCAACCCCGTCTCGAACCTGATCGCTGATACTGATGCAACCGCGACAGGCAAGATTGCAAGAATATGCAATCATAACGTCAAGACGATCAATACAGTGCATTGTTTTCCGCCAGCAACGTGACGATCTGGTCACTGTTGACAAACCAATCGGCAAAATCATTTGCTGGAACAACACAGCCAAATTGATTCCAGATCATGTAATTGACCACTGCCTGAGTCCAAAGATCTTTGCATTGTGATAAATCCATACTTTGTTGATCAACCACAGCATTTATTACCTTTTGCCCAAAAATAACTGGGGCAATATACTGTTGGTTGACACTAAACCAAGTGTCCCACAGCTGAGAAAAATCTGTTGTCAAAATACCAAACTCTGCAAGCTGATTGCGAAACCCTTGATAGTCCAAAAGGTCGTCGACCAATAAATTACAAAATCCTGATTCAGGTTTCCACATTGATCGATAATGATGCTCGCACAAAAACAAAAAATATTTTTCTCGCTGTGACCAATTCTGCTGATTGGGCCATAAATCTTGATCAACTTTTAACTCAATATTGATCGACGAATTCATAGCTTTGTGTATGGAAGTGTATGCCACAATAGGCCAAGTTTTGTGACTGTATGATACTTTGATTATTTTAGAATTAGGAAAATAGTCAGCAAAATTTTTAGACTCATTGACAATACCATTATCAACCAACACCACATAATTTTTGTCTGAAGAATTAAAATCAAAAAAGTAGTCATCAACACAAAAAAACGGCGCAGTAAAACCAATATCGTGGCTGTCGCCATTGCCCCCAAATTTGTAGTGTGTTTTATCTGGACGAACAAAATTTACACCGTGCAAAGTCAATGTGGCATTGATAAAATTTCCAAATCCTCCGCTGGGGTACCAAACACACACAATGTTTTTGTTGTCATACATGTCAGTCTCTCCGAAGATCCAGAGTAATACAGTGCAGTCCGCCGTCGACAAAAAACCTATGCCTCCAAGGAATGATCACAGGTTCAACTCCATTCTTATTCAGTTGATTTAATATTTCAGGATTGTCTCCGGTCACACATACAGTGTCGGGATTGATGCTGAGCACATTGACATCAAATACAGATTCGTAAACATGTCCGGTCCAGTCAGTGAGATATTTTTCAACGTAGTTGATAAAATTTTGATTGTGTTCTTGTCCGGGAACCCACCATCTACCTTGCACTGATTGCTTCATGATTTTGTATCCATTGATCGAGTGCATGTAATTTTCTGGAGGAACTGCAATCACGGTATGGTTGGGAAAAGCTGCTTGATAGTCTATCAATGGATCAATTCCCAAAATCAATTGATGCCCTAGTATTGCAAAACATCCATCGGTGTGCGAAGCGCCTGTGTTTATTTTTATAATGCTGCCAGAATAATCAACATGCTGTTGTAACCAACTGGTATAATCGCAGTATTCGTTGGAGTCAACCACCAGTCCCAGGTCAGTAACAAATAAATTTGGTCCTTCGATGGGCACAAAATCACTGGAATTGTAGTGCAACACACTGTTGAATTCCTGCAGTTCTTTTTGAATCTCAGGGATTTGTGACCTGGCCCCTTGTACATAATCGTGAAATGTTGGCCAGTCAGGTCCGGCCAGCTCTTGGTATTTTTGCTGACGATACCATGTGTTTTGATCAGCTCGAAAACAATCAGTATGTTTGGAAATTTCCTGATCAAAATAATTTCTATTAGACTCTACAAGATTTTTAATGTTGGGATCAAGCTGCTGCAAACATTGATCTATCATGCGATTGTCATGAAACAATTGATACATTGTGTTTCCAATCACAGTGTGACAATTGCGAGGCATAAGTGGAGGTTCTAAAAATTGTCCGGTGGTTGCATGATGCTGCCAAAATTCATCATAGCTGGGCAATTCAGGACGAATCACTGTCACACCATTTGATTCTAAAAAACACTTGAACCCATCAAGATCTTCTTGGATTTCATTGGCAATCTGTTGGAGAGGTTGTCTTATTTCTCCAGCATCAATTTCTTGAAAATAATCAGCAGTGTAGTACTGCCCTAGAACAACAGACCTAAGTTGATCATGACTGTTGTTTTTGTTGTAGATCATAAATTCTGATAAATTTGCAGCAGCAGTTTTGAGTCGTAGAATTCTGACTCGATGTTGGTAATTTGATCAGTTACAATTTGGTCCACACTTTCGAATGTGACTTCGCCCGGGGCAGCATCGTGTTCCACATCGCCACGCTTGGAAGGAATCAAACTCATCTCACGAAGGTTGTACTGCTGAATAAACGTTTCTTTGATAAAGTTGGCTTCTTCGTAACTGATATCAATGTCTAGCTCTACTCGCACATGCATTTTGGGGCGTAGTAGAGCAGCAGCATTGTCAATCAAGTTGGCCAAGCTGTACACACGATACGTGGGCTGATCTGGCCAAGCATGATACTCAGGTTCTTGGCCCCACTCCAGTGTCATCATGCCGCGTTCATCGTCACCTGCATCGGCATAATTGTGCGGAAAACAGTTGCCAATATAGGTAATATTTTGTTTGGTCTGCCGCTTGTGAAAGTGTCCGGTAAACACATGATCAAATCCAGATAGATCTTCGCGTTTGATGTCGCCATGATCTGGCATGGCCACCATGGCATTCATGAGATAACCTGGCAGTTCAAAGTGTCCAAACAAATATTGACCACTCATGGCAGCCAACCGTTTGTGATCGTCACCACATAACCAAGGGGCAATAGTGACATTGCCATGACTGAACCAGTTGTTGCAGATTTCCACACGGGGCAGGTGTTTTGCAAACTCTACGCTTTGAATATCGCGCTTGTCGCGATAATATAGATCGTGGTTGCCAGGAATAAAGTACACACGTTCAAAATTATCATTCATGTGCTCCAACGCTCGTAGGCTGTAGTTCAAGGTCACAATGTTGATACTGGCACGATGGTTGTGCCAGTCGCCCAGGAACAAACAAGTTTCGCAGCCTTGTTCCTGGGCCTTGGCAGTGGCCCATTTTACAAAAGCCAAACAGTCTTCGTTGTGTAACGTGCTGTTGGACTTGAGACCAAAGTGTATGTCGGTGAATACTGCGGCTTTGCGAAATAGATTAGTCATCTAGTGAGTTTACTACATCATCCAGGCTTGACACAACCGGTCCGGACATGGCAGCCATGCTTTTGCTGCCGGAGTTTTGCCGAGTCCAACTGGGATTTAATCCATTGATTTCAAGAATGTCATCACGTATGTTTTGATTTTTCTTTTCGATGTTCAGGATGCGAGTAAAGCTATTAGTGATAGCGGCAGTATAATACGCAAAAGGGTTCTGCGATTTTGATTCGTCGAATTGCAGTCCGATTTGACTGAGTTGTAGCAGGGCTTGTCCGCGCATTT